CACTAAACCCTGCGAGTACGTTATCCTGGCCGGGGGCGGACGCTCAAAGACACAATTTATGCAGAATGTCGGGCGGGGGGTCCGCCGCTACGGGGACAAGGAGTCCTGCAAGGTAATCCTATTTCGGGACGCTAGCCACAAATGGCTATTGACTCATTTTAAAGAGCAGTGTAAATTCTTAAGAGAAGAATACGGTGTCGAACCCGTGAAATTGGAGATATAAATTGAAATACTTGTTATTGTTGGGCTTTACTATTTTCACCGCCTGCGGCCCTACGCCAGGGTTTAACTCTATCATCAATATTGTTACTGGGGCCGGTAACTGCCCAGCCGGAGGATATGTCTTGCTTTCCTCGCTCGACACTAACCGAGACGGCGTTGTAAACGACGGAGATGCGGAAATTAAGAGTAACACCGTGTGTAATGGCAATAACGCCACGGGCGTATTCTCCTCAGTAGAAGTGCTAGACCCTTGCGGGGACGCCCCCGGGGTGTACGACGAGGTTCTCCTCCGACTCTCGGACGGCACGGTACTTGTCAGCTTTAGTGCCAATGCCAGCGGCGACAACACCCGGTTTGCTTTGATTGGTCCTGGCACCTACACCACCACTGACGGCTCTAATTGTACATTCACACTCACTTCGGAAGGACGGCTCCAATGATTACAGTACTAGCCTTGATTGCTGAGCTTTGTAAAGTACCTGGGACAGGGATTGACGTTTTTGGGGCTCCCCGTATTGCGTTGGAGTACCAACTCTCCTGCCACAAGCGCTACGTAAGCTGCCTCATGGATAAGGACTATTTCAATAAGCCAAAGGAGGAGAAGCTCCTAGCTTGCGTCACCCGCATGGGGAGGACAGAATGAGTTGTAACGATATTAACTGTTGTCCAACACATTACACCGTTATGACCGACCTAGCCTATAAGGAGAAACATATGAATGAAAAACCAGAGTTCCAAGTCGGCGATATTGTAGAGGCTTTCGGTGTGCGGGGGAAGGTGACTGAAGTTACTGCGTTCGTTTATGTGAAATACGATACAGAGTATGCCCCTAGAACATCGAATAACAGTTTTTTACCCGACGGACGCTCGTGCTCCTGGCACGTCACTCCCAGCCTAAAGCTCATTGAGCGACCTAAAAAGACTAAGAAAGTCAAGGTGTGGGTAAATGTGTGGCCTCGCAAAAACGGAGGCATCACCTTATCTGTGCATGATCAAAATAAAGCCGATGCTCTTTATTGCGTCGTCACCGATCCCACCGGCATTACTCAAGAAATTGAAGTTGAGGTACTAGACGAATGAAACTCGACCTAAACTCCTACCGCACCTCCCTGGATAAGATGCTACCCCAGATACTCGACCATAAGGGGCGGAGGCATGACAGATGTGCTGAGCTAGCCGCCGTCTCCGGCATTCCCGTCTTGGCCATGGTGCTTTACGCCCTCCGCCCCGAGGTGTTAGGCCGTTCCGAAGAGCTGGAAAAAGTGGCGCTTGACTTGCAGGCGTTTTATAAGTATGATGAAATCAAAGACTGGAAGGAAGGGTAACTATATTTGTGCCATCTGCGTCGACCTAATTAAACACCGCCTCACCTCACGGGAGGCACGCCGTAACCTAAATGAGCTTGCAAGCTCACTGGAAGGCGATAGCCGCCGCATATTCGATGAGACTCATGCGGAGGAAGTCTTTACCTTAATTGAGCAGCAAGAGCTGCTAGAAAGAGTGAGCACCGGATGAATAAGTCAAAATACTGCCGTTATTGTAAGAAGACCCGGTATTGTAAAATTAGGATTGCAAATAACTGGGTTCTAACGTACTGTAACACTTGCAGCAAGACTGTAGGATGTTGCTAGAAAGGTTAAGCACCGGATGAGCTGGCTAAGACCTGGGCCTAAAATTCTAATCCCCGCAGGGGCAAAGCTTCCTTCTGACTTTTTAGCTATTTATGGCTCCTTAGTTGAGTACGTAAACAGCCGTCCTCAACTTGCTAAGGCTGAGGAGTATCTGGATGCGGCTTGGGAGCTTAACAATAAAAGAGAGGAATATGGATGAGGGCTCCGCTAGAAGAAAGATTTTGGGCTAAAGTCAACAAACAGCAAGGCGAGGCTTGCTGGGAGTGGACTGCGAGCTTAAATAACAAAGGTTATGGCCTTATTGGTCGAGGTCGCAAAGATGAGGGATGCGATAGGGCGCATAGAGTTTCTTGGAGACTGCACTATGGTGATATTCCTCACGGCCTGTGCGTGTGCCATAAGTGCGATAATCCTAAGTGTGTCCGCCCGGAGCATTTGTTTTTAGGTACGCCTAAAGACAATATGGCAGATAAGATGAGCAAAGGCCGAGGGAAGGGCATGTTAACCTCAAATGACCCTAGGGCGGCTAGAGGAAGGCACCTATTAGCCATGACACACTGCCCTAAGGGGCATGGGTACACCGAGGATAACCTGGTGCACAATAATAGAAACCGCAGAATATGTAAGACTTGTTGTAGAGACAGGGCTAAAAGGCAAAGAGAGGCAAAGCGTGAAAAATCTGCTAAAATTAGTCAAACATTTTGAAGGCTGTAGCTTGACTGCCTACAAGTGTCCTGCGGGCTATTACACGATAGGTTGGGGCACCACTGAGGGCGTAAAGCCTGGAATGAAGATTAGCCAGTTTATGGCCGACTTTATGCTAGAGAAGCAGCTAGAGGAGCTGCAATGGACAATTGGGGCAATGCCCGGCAGCGCTCGGCTGACTGAAAGTCAAATTCAAGCTCTTTGCTCTTTCGCTTATAACGTAGGGCTGGGCGCCCTAAAGAAGTCCACTCTGCTCAAACGCGCCCTAGCCGGTGCCTCAGAGGAAGAGATTACCCGCCAGTTTATGCGCTGGACTACAGCTAAGGGTAAGGAGCTGCCCGGACTGGTGCGCAGGCGTAAGGCAGAGGCCCACTTCTTCCACACCGGGGCGGTGAAACTTGCTTAATCAATTGAGATGGTGGTGGTATCGGAGGCAGAAGGGCTACCCATGCCAGGAGGAGATTAAAGCTCTTATGCCTAAGATACTTGACGCATACAAGGAGCAGCGGCTTAGCCCTAGTATCATAAACATCGCGGTTAATTATGCCCACCGAGGAAGCCTATCCAACGCAGCTACAACGTATAAGGTAACCAGAGAGCGGGTGCGGCAGTGCCTAATTAAGGCTAGGTACCGCGCCCTAGATACTAAAGGACGCTTCCTTTAGGGAGGAGCCCATGAAGGTACCCACGGGCAAGCAACGTAACCGCTTTCCAGTTAGTCTCTGCGTCGGCGTACTTATCATACTCTTTCAGTGTGAGCTTCATAGCCTTGCTATTGGCCCGGCGGTACGGCTCATCAACCTTATCCATAGCATCGGCGAGTCTACGAAGCTCCTTGGCGCGGGCAATCCCAAAGACGAAGGTGCGGCACTTATGCACCACCATCCCGGCGCCTTCGGTAGCCATACGGACATCACAGTGGGTGAGGATGTTAAACGCCATTGAGTGAGCGTTACGGTCAACAATGCAAATCATGCGGACACCCATAGCCCGCTCAAGCTCCAGCAAGTTGATGATTTTTTGACCTTCCGTAACATCACCACCTGGGGAGTTGAGGATGATTACGCGCTCACCGGGGAGCATGACGGTCTGAGCGACAGAGGCGCTGTACCGCTTAAAGTCCCCTTGTTGGATGGGGGCGGTAATCCGGGTGACCTTATCGGTCTTGATAATCTTGCCCGTGGTGGGGTCTTTAATCTCAATTGCCTGCGCCGAAACGCCCAAAAGCATCCCGAGCAGTGACATCAACATAATTAGTTTATTTTTCATCTTTTTTCTCTGTAATGGCTTTCTGAGCTTGGATGGCTCTATCTAGGAGGGTGGAAAACACATTGTTACCGCCTGAGATACGGCTAATGTTTTCCATGACGCTTTTAAGCTCAGTAACACCGATGAGGGCAGCGGCGATCTTTGAGGCAGGGAATAGCTCCCCGGTGAGGTATTGCTGCACTAGGAAGGAGACGCAGAGGGCTAGCTCATAGAGGAGGAGCTTGCCTACGGAGCGCTTAAGCTTGGAGGAGGTGATAGCCGCGCCCTCTTTCTTCGCTGCAATCACTCCGGTAACCAGGTCTACTACCACCAGGGTGAGGGTGACGGCCAGCACCGAGTGGATGGGGGCAAATACCGCGACTAGGGCTAATGTCGCCGCCTCTACGTGGTGCCAAACTCGTTCAAGTACGTGTAACGCTTTCTCTTTCATACTAATCATCCCATCCCACAATAGGCACCGCTGCGGTAAAAGAGTATGTCTGATTAGCATTGGCTAATTCATTACCACCAGAGTTGACCATAGAAAATGTTCCGTTAAGGTCAATATATGCCATTAAATTATTAGCATCATAGGCGGCCATAGTTAGCTCTCGACCTGATGTGCTAAAGTCCGCTGATGTAGAACAAGAGCCGGTACCAACCGAGGAGGCGATAGCAGGGGCAGCCCCTAGCGCAATCTTATTAGGATCTATAGATAGCCCAGCAGGTAAAGGGAATAGGTAGGTGCCGGAGCCTGCGGAGCCTGCGCCGGATTGCTGGTAGTCAAATCTCATCTCTAGCGTGTCTCCAACTCGGCGCCACATTGCTTTATCCCGCACCGTAGTACCTTTGGTAGGGGCGGTGGTGGTAGCTCCAATAACCATCGGGTACTCAGCCCAATTAGTACCTATCAGCATCTTAGGGGTAGAGCCGGAGCTAGGGCTGTATTCTTTGAGGGTGTTTGTAAATGTATTAGCCATTACTTATATCCTTGTAATCAAAAATTTCATCTCGCTAGTCACTTCAGAGCCTGGGATATCACTGGATACGTATTGAAGTTGGCCACCGGAGGTGATAGAGAAAACAAGCCCGGAGATATCGCCCCAGTTAGTCTCGCCCCCTAGGTGCCACGCAGCGCCTTTATACAGGCCACGGATGGTGCCTTGGGTGACTAGATCTTGGTCACCTTCTAACTTAGCCACGTACAAGTCGGAGGCAGTGTCGACTGCCGTAAACGAGCCGGCTAGTAGCGCGGTGTTATCTGTGGCGGAGGTGTCTAAACTTAGCACATCTCCAGTAATGCCCGCTCCAATGTCCGCAGTAAACACCGTGTCCTCGGTGCCATCTGAATTTCTTTTAGCGATATTATCTACTGCGTTTCCGCCAAAAGTAGCAAAGTTACCGCCTATTAGGATGCCACCATCATCGTACACTGAGATGGCCTTTACCGGGCCGCTTGACGCACCGCTAAGATTGGTGTAGAAAGTACCATCGTCTACCCCAGCCGAACTAAGTCTTAAAATATAGTCCCTAGTGGTGCCGTTTAAGCTGCCAAAGTCCCCGCCCACTAGGATATCCCCAGAGGCTTGCAGTGTAGCGGAGGTGACATGGGTAGCTCCTGTCCCGCCAGCGAAGCCCGTACCCAAGTTAGTGTAAAAACCAGTATCCTCGGTACCATACGGGTGTTACCATTAAAGGCGCTGAAGTACCCGCCAACGACTAGCTTATTGTCCGGCTGTAGAGTTACAACTAGGGGACCGTCATTGAGGCCAGTGCCCATATTAGTATTAAACGCGGACACAAGAGCCCCAGCAGAGTCTATTTTTATGAGGCCACTAACGGCGGCAGCGCCCGCGAAAGTATCAAATACACCCCCGATAACCAAATCATCTCCCGGCAGCACCGTCACTGTCCTCATTGAAGCTGGTGACCCTGAATATGAAAACCCTGGGCTGATAGCGGTAGAGAACGTAGTATCCTCAGTCCCGTCAGAGTTTAGGCGGATAATGGAGTAGACGCTTCCGGCATTAAAGCCGTTAAAGGCGCCAACTAACACAATCTTGCCGTCAGATTGAATGCCAATACCATAAATGCCAGCGCCGGATTGTACACCAGAGCCAACATTAGTATTAAAAGTGGTATCAGGGCTACCATCCGCGTTAAGGCGGATTACTCCCCCTTGGCTAGCACCATTGAAGTTAGAGAAGCCCCCCGCGACGATAACTTTACCATCAGCCTGGCGCTTCACCACTCTTGGGGTGCCGCCGCTTATGCCGCCTAGAAGCGAGTAGCTATCATAAAATGCGGTGTCTAGTATAGCTGTCCCGCCAACATAGCTGCGCTCAATAGAGTACTCAGAGGTAAACGCGTGCTCATTGGCGCTGTTGAGGAGGAAGCCAGTGACGTTCGCCGGAGTGGTCTGGTTATTGGCGATGGTGAAGCTGGTAGGGGCAACACTGCCGCTCGGAGCCCAGGACAGGTTACCAGAGCCGTCATTGGTAAGCACCTCTCCGCTCCCGCCCTGCGCCGCAGGCATCGTGAGGGCGTAGGAGGTGGTAGCGGCGGCAGCGGTGAGGGTGAGGGCGCCAGATGTGGCACCAGGGATAACCAGGGAAGACTTTAGCAGTTTAGCACTATTTCCGAACCAAATAATAGGGGCGCCCATAAAGTACCTTTAAGGTAGTGTATCCTTACGAATACAAGTTAATGTCAATCTCACCAACAGAAGCAGTAGCGCTAATAGCCCGCACCGAAACGCGGGAGCTAGCAGGGATAGCCAACGGGATATCACCATTACCACCAGGGACGATAATAGACACCCGCGCCTCAGAGGCGGCAGGGCCTACACCAAGCTCCATAGTTTGCCCGCTGCTATCAAATACAAAAATTTGGTTTACAGCGGATGCGGTAGATGCGATAAGTTGCACCCATGCACCAGTAGTGACGTTTACAGAGCTGTAGTCATTGCGCACCGAGGTTACCAGAGACCGCCCGGTGACCGCAGGAGCCGCTGCTAGACTGACCGGGATAGCGCTTTGGTTAGACGCCACGGTGACCGACATCGAGGCCGCCATGAGCTGCGGGCCGATAGCCGTAGGGGTACCTGCGGCGATGCTATTGACAGCGGTCAATACGCTAGCCTGGGTTGTCTCAGTGGAGAAGTCAGTGGTGTTAGCGTTAATATCCACCGTGACGGGGTTTAGCACCCCGTTTACGCAGGTGACAGAGAGGCTGTTTGCTACGGTCTGAGTACCTAGGGCAGGAGGGAGCTGCGGGGAGGTGACTGAGATGCTGTTGTAGGAGTCAAGGAATACAGACAAGACGCCGTTAGCATCGGTCAGGAGGGGCACCAGGTTGTTAGCGCTGTCTTGGCCTGCAATGCCAATAGACGAGAGCGGAGCCGCTGCCCAGGAGATGCCTACGGAGTCTGCAATCAAGGCTAGGGTAGCTTCCGTAGCAGCACCAGTCGGAAGGACAGAGGCGCCTACGTCCACTGGGACGCGGCCAGACACTAGCGCGGGGGTCTTGGCGTCAATAGAGCCCGTATCCGCGTCAATAGTGGTGAGGAGGGCGGTCTGAGCTTGCTGCTCGGCGAGCGTGGCAGCACCGGCTGGGAGCGGGAGGGCAGAGACGGCTACCAGAAGCTCCTGGGAAGCGTTTACCAGTAGGGGCTGGAGGTCTCCACCAGCGTCCTGGCCTGCGACCTGGATAGAAGTAGCGGGCGCTGGCAGGCCGTTAGTGCCAATGGCTGAGATTGATACGGAGGCAGAGGATGAAGGGTATCTAAAAGCTTGTGACATCTGGTTATCCTCCTATTTGACGGGCAATGATGAAGGCATCACACGTACCCGTGCCGGGGGTGCTAGACGTATATACAAGGCGCACGGCGGTAAATGGGAGCTGGTTTAGGTCAATCAGGATAGAGTCATTAGCGGTGTTCACCGAGGGGGTGCCGCCGATGTCCAAGTCTACCCAGGTACCTGCGTTGGCAGGCTGGAGGGTGTTTACGTTCTCGTAATCGTTTGACGCCTGTACCTTAAACGTACCAATCGAGTCGGTAGTGGTGACGTTAATCTGGTAGGAGATGTTGTCTAGGTAGGGGATGAGCGTTGGGGGGCTAATAAAGCTCGCCGCCAAGCTCTGAGAGTCTAAGATTTTGGTTTTTAAGACATTTTTACGAGACATAAGCCCTCCGGGTAGGATTAGATAGGGGTGTCCCTAGCTAGTAAAAATGCATTTTTGGGGGGAGTAGTTGAAATTACTACGTTTTATTATTGTTGCAACGGGGGATTAGACTATGCTATATTCTGTCCTAGGAGCAAAAATAATGAAAAAGAATTACCGAGACTTTAGCAATGTCGGCAATAAGTACCTCCCCAACTTTGACGGTGGGAGCAGCGCTCCTCGCCTCCCTCCAGGCTCTTATATCCTCAAGTTTGACCCACAACAGGGTATCTTTTGGTTTGAGTCCAAGGATATTGTATCTGATGATATCCTTGACCTCCCAAGCCCTGAGTATGACCAGATTACCAAGGAGATGCTCTACTTTATGCGCCCCGAAGTCAAGGAGCTATTTGACAAGGGTGGCTATGTCTATAAGCGCTCCGCCCTCCTCCATGGGCTCCCTGGCACCGGCAAGACGGTTATCACTAACCGCGTAGCTCGGGACATCATCAAGGCTGGGGGCATCTGCCTCTGGGTTACGGAGCCTGCGCTTCTAGCTGCCGCGTTTAGCGCTCTAGAGGACATCCAGCCTAACATCCTCACCGGGGTAATCTTTGAGGAGTTTGACGGCATTGTGCAGAAGCATGAGTCTGAGCTTCTCACGCTCCTTGACGGCCAGGTGCAGAAGAATAACGTCATTTACCTGGCTACTACCAACTACCTAAACCGCATCCCTAAGCGCATCTACCGCCCTGGGCGCATGTCCTCTGTCATTGAGGTCAAGTACCCTCACGCGGAAGCCCGGCGCATGTACCTGGAGCACAAGTATGCCCGGCTTGGCATCCACTCGGTGGATGTTGCAAGCCGTGTTGCCGCGACTAAGGGGCTGTCCATTGATGAGCTTAAGGAAGTGGTGCAGGCAGTGGATTTGCTCCGAAACCCCCTGGATGCCGTGCTAACGCGGCTGAAGCAGCTTAAGAGCGCCGGGGGCCAGGATGAAGAAGAAGGGGATGAGGAGGGTGTAGGGGTCCGCTCTCGCGGCGGGCGCCTCACGTGGCCTTCCCAGCCAGCCCCCCGGTATAACCACATTGACCTTAAATCAGATGATGATGGGGATGGTGAGCTATGAGCACTATTGCAGAGGCGTTAATGGTAATCTCCGCGTGGTGCGGGATGAGCACGTATAGCCGGGCTAACGCGGAGCAAGTTAACGCCTGCCGAGCGCAGATGATTAGCTGTGTAGAAAAACAGCTAGGGCGGCTTGCGCAGGACTCAACCCTTTGGACTTGCGCTAAACAACAAAAGCTGGTGGACTAATGAACTGCCCAAATTGCTCAAATGAAATGGTGCTTACTCAAGCTACAAACTTCGGCCCGGAGTATCACTACTGCCGCACCTGTAAAAAGGAGCTGTCGGAGCTTCAACCTGCAATGACGGCAACGGCGCTCCGCATCTTGGAGGAGCCCCCAACTTACGGTACTTTCCTGGTTATGAACGGTGGCACGGCAGGGGTAGGCACTAAGGTGGTAAGCGACCACTACGGCTACTTCACCCCTGTAGAAATCCTAGACATTGACCTGGCGCGTAGGGTGGTGAAGCTCCCAGTGCAGGCAGGCTTTACCCGCACCTGGGAAATCCCTACAAAAGACTTCGCTCAGTACTTTACTATTTACCACCCCGTGCAGACTCCCTAGCCTGTATGGCGGTCTGGTAGCTCTTAGACATCTTACTTAAGCCATTGGCCGAAGCGGCGGTAAGTTTTTTACCACCCTGAGCGGGCATTTGGGGGGTCTCAGGCTCGTTTCTACCAGACTTCATCTGCGCACCCATGATAGACATAGGACGCATCGTGCTGTCCAGAGGCGTGCTCAAAAACATGGACATCTGCATCCGCGCGGTGTACGGGATTTCCTGCTTCTTTTGTTGCTTCTCCATAATCCCTGCAATCATACGCTCCGCCAGAGCCTTATAGACGTTCGGGTGGATAGCCTGGAGCGCTTGCACGTCCTTAGGCGTCATGGTGCCATTAGCCATATGGCCTAGGATAGCTAGCGGCTGTTCGGCAATCTGGAGCGCCCGGTCATAATCGTCCTTCTGCACGTCATTGAGCGGCATCTTAGGGTCAAGGGGGGACTGAGGCTCATTGTTAGGGCGGACAGAGTTTAAGTACATCACCGCCCGCTGGGTGGTAGCAGCGAAGCTCTGTTGGTACTCTGGGACTGGGTTATTGTCATTGGCAGCTAACATTTTTTCCGGGTGAGCTTGGTAGTCTAGCACAATCCGGGCAAGCTTATCGCGGTGAGCGGCGATAGGGATGATAGCGGCAGGGAGCTTCTTACTGCCGTCCATAACGGCGGCTACACTGCGCTCCATGAGCTTCTGCCCCGCTGCGGTAGCCTTGCCTAAAGCGGCAGCGTTGGCCGCTTCGGGAGAGGCACCGGCCATCTTGATAAACTTCTCAATAGCGAAGTCCTGAGCGTTAATCAAGCCCAGTGCCTTAGGCTGGAAGCTTTGGCGTAGGTTGATAGCAGCGGCGGTGCCTGAAGGGTTGAAGCGCTTAGGGAAGGAGCGTAGGTACTCCTCCATGTCCGCAATCTTTTTCATTTCTGCTTTGCTAAACAGAGACGCTTGGATTTCAGGCTCTAGCTTATTATAAGCGTTAAAATAGGTCAGGGGGCTAAACTCACCCTGGCGCATCCCTGCTTCTCTTAGCTTGCCCTTCTCATATTGTCTAAGTACCTGCATCTCCTCAGGAAACTCTTTGGCAAACCAGCCGATAAACTCGCTCTTATTCTTATTGAATAGGCGGGAGGAGAGCTGCTCATAATCCAGGTTGTCAATGAAGTTGATTGCGTCCTGGGCACCGTGCACCCGGCTCTTGCCGAGCTGCTTAGCGAGCTTCTCTATTTTTTGGATATAGGGCCTATACGTGTCCCTAGCGGCCTTAAGCGCTGCCGGGAGCGCCTGTGCCTCTGCCAGCTCCTCAGGCGTCCTAGCGGTGCGTAGCGCGTGCTGGATGATGCTATCTTCTTCCAGCTTCTTTAAATTGTCGCCTAGGATAGCGGCCATACGGCGCTCACCGGGGCTAGCGGTAGCGGGGAGGGAGTCATGGATAGAGGACTTGAGCACCTTGAGGTCGTCCACGGTCTTGACGTTTTCGAGGTCATTCAAGATGCGCTTGCCAAGCTGTCCTTGCGGCGAGCTAGGGGACACCCGGTACTCGGGGATTTTAGATAGCTCCGCCTTAATGAAAGGGATAGATAGCTCATCAACAGGGATAATATCTGTGCGTTGCTTAATGGCGTTAAACATACGAGAGCTAACCGCGCCCTCTTCTTTAATTTTAGCTGTTAGCCCAGTCCCGACAATCTCGCCTACCTGCGCCTTGCTCAAAGCGCTCTCTGCCCCCGTGGCAGCGTCTAGGATAGACTGAGCTTTTTTATGCGCCTCGTCGTAGAGCATTGTGCGGCGGTTAGCGCTAAAGGTATTGCCGCCCGTAAGAAGGGTATCCTCCCCGCGCTGGATTATTTCAGCCCCTAAAACCATCCCTTCTAGCACCGGAAGGTCATTTTCTTTGGCTACCCGCTCAATAGAGTCCGCGTTAGGCTTTCTTTTTGTGAGGTAATTTTTAAGCTGAGAAAGAATACCTTCTTTTTCCTTAGCGGTGAAGGAGGCATCATGCTTAACTAGAGTGGCCAAATCCCCACGCTCCATGAGCGGGGCGTCCGCTTGGGAGACCAGGGGGGCTGCCATCTTAGGAGCCTCAGCCACTCCGCCCTTCAACCCGCGCATAGCCGCGCCAATACCTGCGCCAAAGACACCGGAGGCGACAGAAGCAAGGCCGATATGAGCGATAGCGCTGCCCGCTGGTTGCTCTGGGTCTTCCTTAAAGGCTCGGTTAAGCTCCTCGCCGCCTAGGAATAGGCCGCCGATAAACGCTTCCTTAACAAAGTCTTTAGCTAGCTTATTGGAGATTTGGCTAGCGGCCATCTCGCCGCCGCGCTCAAGGAGGCCAAGCTGGGTAGCTCCGGCAATCTTACCGAGGGTGGGGGCGATCTTAGCGGCGCCTGCGACACCAGCCCTACCAAGCGCTGTAGCGCCTCCAGAGGCGACGGCAGGGCCGATGAAGCCTAGGGCCTGGGAGCCCATAGATGTGCCAGGATTGGCCTGCTCGCGCTTCCTCATGGCTTCTGGTGTGGTGAGGCCGGTAGCCAGCTCAGCGGCAGTGAACACCGGGCCTGCAAGCCCTTGTCCTATGCCTTCAACGCCAGCTAGGAGCTGTTGGCCTGGGGTGCCGTACTCAGCTTGGAGCATCTGCGGGGCAATAGCTGCCTCTAAGCCAGGAGGGGGAGGGGTGTTAGCGAGCGGGTCACTGGAGGGCTGTTGGGCGGGTGTCAGGCCCATCAAGTCCTCTACCAGGCCAGGAGGAGGGGGCGTAGAGCCTGGCGGCATTTGGAGCATAGGTGCCTGCGTCATGCCGCCATCTGCCATAGGCACGGCGCCGCCCGCTACCATGCCTCCCGCCGCGTACCACTCGCCCTTTTTGAGTTTGTCACGGTCAATAGGCATAGACTTAGTCACCGGGGTTTTCTCAAGGAGGTTAACGGCGTTTGGCAGCGGGCCGTCTTTATTAGTGAAGCCCTTAAAGCCTAGCTCCTTAGCGCGGTTTTCCAGGTCGGTAGCGTCATTCCACGCGCCTTCCACCCGGAGCCTAGGGTCAGAGAGGTCTACAATCTGCTCAGGTGAGGGAGCGTCTACATAATGGACATTGACGGCTGGGTCCGCTACAACAGACTCAGGCGCAGTGCCAGCCTTATAATAGCTGGTGCGGGGCTGGATAGGGACACCGCGCTGCATCTCTTTACCTGCGCTACCAGTGCCCATATAAGCCGGGTCAAGCTCTTTGATTTCACCGGGGTGTTTGGAGTAGTGGACAAGCTGCTCTTTAGGAGCAGTGATTAGCGTAGGGTCCGCCGCGTTAGCTACAGGGGCAGGCTTCATGACGTTACCGTCATAAAACTTAGCTGCTACCGTACCATCTTGACGCTGGAGCAGCTCCTCTCCTTGCCCGGTGAGGTCTGATAGCTTATCAGAGACCCGGATAGTGCTCTCAGGGGCCTTAGGCGGGTGGAGCGTATCAAACTCCAGCCCTAGGTTAAACCTATTGCCGTCTAGCTCAGTATAGTAGTTCTTAGCGTTAGGGGCAATAGTGACACCCTCGCCTACATTGTAGTGCCCGGCTTTCTCGCCAGTGACGTACTGGAGCTTATTCTTACCATCGGCGTGGTGGACTACGGACTCCTGCCCGTACTTTTTACCAAGCTCATTAACCACACTCTCATCCACACCCTCACCGTGGGGGATTAGGATAGAGTTTTCGGGGTTGTCAAAGGACTCAGAGTATTGGCCTTTAGCCTCTCGATAAGGGATGCCCCGCTCTTCCAGCTCCCGAACAAGCTGAGCTTTACGCGCTAGGTTTTCCTCAGCGCTAAGCATCTTAGCCGCCGGGTTATCCGCAGTGAACACCGAAAACTTAGAAGGCAGGTTAAGGGAAGCCTTGCGCATCCGAGCGGCAGCGCCCTTAGCTACGCCGGTTAGGAGCTTAGCCCCTCGCTCTACCGGCAGCACGTCCATAGGGTCAAAAGACTGAGTGATGGCGTCGCCATCGGTCTTTTTCATGCCAGTTACGGCGTCAATAAATGCGGCTGTTTTAGCTCCAAGTTGGGAGTCAAAACGCTTTGGGCCTTCAGCCATGATACACTCCGATTAATCTAGGTCGTATTTGCTTAAGAATTGCTGCGCTCTTGGGTCGGCAGGATGTCTCTTAGCCCAATCATACCACTGTTTCATCTCAGGAGTCAAGGCTTTAATTGGACTATAGCCATTAATACCCCGAGCGGTAGCAGCAGAGGCGAGAGAGTCATTCATGCGCGCCGTGACAGCCTTCAAACGCGCTAAGTTACTGGAGTCTAAGGACAACATGGCCGTAGGGTCCGGTATCATCCGGTCAATCAACTCAAAGTCACTCTTATTCATGACACCGAGGCCGAGAGCGGTACGGAGGGAGCCGGTGAGCTGCCCTCTAATGGCTTCTGCCTCCGCCATAGCGGCAGGGCTTAAGCTCTTGCCAGGGCGTGCAATAATGTCCTTAAGCTTCCTAATGCCGTTTAAAGTAGCCTCAGTTGCGCCGCGCATCTCTTTAAGCGCCTTGGCGTCCTCAGGAGCACTGGCTATACCCATGCCAGGTACAAAGCGCGCTCTTAGATCATCTGCCCGCTTAGGGTCCACTAGGCGCATCTGTTGCTCAACCGTGTCAAAGCTAGAGGGGTCCTGCTCCACCGTGGTGCGCACCGATGTATCAAGTAAAAATTTCTGCTTTGTTAAGTCTTGTTGCATCTCTAGCTTAGCAATCTCTTGCTGAAGCTGCGCCTGCGCTTGTGGGCCTTGGGCCATAGCAAGGGACTGCTTAAGCTTATTGAGTACCATGTCATTGGCCATAAGCCTAGAGGCTTGCTCTGCGTCCTTAAGATTGCCATATTGACGCAGGTTCATAGCCAGGAGGTTTTCCTGCTTACCCAGGTTGGCCTTTTGGGCTTCAATGTCCGCGTTAATAGCTTTGTTCATCATGGACACAACCGGATTCTCTTGGTGTAGGATACCGGCACCGGCTCCGCCAATAATCATCCCAACAGCGGTAGCAAGACGCTGACCAAAATTCATGTTGCCCATCAGGCGGTTAGGGTCAACTTCACTGGACTGGAGCTTATCTTTAAGCGCTACGCGCTCTTTCTCTAAATCATCGTATTGCTTACGGAAATTAGCTTCCGCCGCGCGCATGTCCTGCTCTTGCTTCTGAAGCACCAGCTGGTCACGCTCAGCCTGCGCTTGCATCACCGCCGCTTGGTTCTCCATGCCAGAGATAAGCCTCTCACGTCCCTTAGGCTCCAGCGCTGGCCCTTGCATAGGACCTTGGGCGGCCATAGGAGGCATACCCGGTGAGGCGTCCTGGGCAATCTGAGCGGACACTGGGGTTACACTGGGCTGTAGAGCGGCAGGGGACAACTCGGGGGGGATAGGGAGCGGTGCAAGACCTACCTGGGCTCTTAGCGCATTCTGCTCTGCGATGTCCTGGGCGCCGCGCTGTTGCTTCTCAGCGGCAGCGAGCTTCTCAGCCTGCACGCCCATCTGGGCCTTCTGTAGGGACACTGGGTCGCCCATATGCTTAGAGGCTACGTCGATATTGTACAGGTTTTGGATTTGCTGTTGCTCAGGGCTAAGGGCGCGGGACTCCGCCATGCTCCTAATACTGTCGATTTGTTCCTCACTTGAGGGCATTTGGGGCATATTAGATGCAAGTTGCTGCTCTTCTTCGCCAGCCATGCCACCATCAGCCAGGTGCTCTACCAAGCCGCCCTTAGCCATCGAGCGGTAGCGCTGCGGGTAGCGCTCCTTCTTAATGGCCTCCATACCACTCTGTTGCGCTTCGCCCTTAACTAGCCCCCCCTCAGCCATCTGCACCGGGAGCTTATCTAAGGCGGCCTTATGCTCTCTGGACAAGGCTTTATGGCACACCCGCATCTCATGACCTTTGGGGTCACGCATGGTGGTGTACGCCTTATCGGAGCTTACCTTGTGCCAGCCTTTGAGGTTTAGTTTCATATAGAATTTAGTGCCCTATGATAGACAAATGGGGGCTAATGTAAACTATGGTTTACGTTTTAGCCCTTGCTTAGCGAGGATAGCCGCTACAAACTTAGCAGCTTTGGCCGGAGCGTTGGGGCCTGTAACTACCGAGCGAGGCAACACAATCTCACCGGGGCTTAACAATGCCTTAACAGTGTCATTCTTGTAGTTATCGCCAGCGTGCTTAGCCTTGCCGGGGACGTGTCCGCCGTTCTTTAGGCGCTCCCCTACGTAGCTCTTAGCCTGGCCGCCCTGAGCGAAGCCTACGGGCAGTGGAGCCGCTTTAGCAGGCATGGGGCGGAGGTGCGCTTGGTCAGCCTGTACCTCAGCCATCTTGTTAGCGCTAACGCCCATTGGCCCTGCGGCTTTGTTATCCTGGCCGCCCATGACGTTAATCCGCTGGCCGGGGATACGGTCAGGGATGCGGTCATCATACATTTTAACTGGCTGTTCGCGCTGCATAGGCGCTACAGGAGCGGGAGCACCCACCATGCCCTGCTTCCTAGCGTAGGCAAGCTCCTGCCTAAGTGACTCATTCCAGCCGCCGCGCTGCTTAGCCATGTCCTCAAAGTATTGCATGTTGGCCGCTTGCTGCTCGGGAGTCAGGGGCACCATCTTGCCATTGGACATCTTGATAGGGGGAGCGTCTTTAATGTTCTTTTTAACCCGCTCATCGCTAGGGACTGGAGGTATCATGGCTCCGGCGCCTAGCCCTGCGGGCATTCCGCCGCCCAATTGAGCCGCCATATCTTTGCCCCCTAATAGGCTAGAAGGGCCACCTCTTCCCATGAGACCGGCTTGGCCGGGCACTGGGGCAGCATTGCCGCTTAGCATTGGCGACGACCCCTTAACACTATCCATCGTGGCATCAGTTGTACCGGTGTCAGGCTTGCTCATGCCGCCTGCCATAGCGCCTTGGAGGCTACCCATCAGGGCATCGGTACCCTTACGGATGCCGCTCATGTCCGCGACAGGGCCTAGGCCGCCGATTTGAGCTTGGGCGCCCTGGTCAGACACCTGGGTCATACCGCCCTCAGCCATCTTGCGAGGGGCGTCGGATTTCTTGCCTTCCATGGCATTGAGGCGCTCATTGATTTGGGCAAGAGCAGCCATCATAACAGGAGCAGCTTTGGCGTAGTCTACCATTTTGCCATTTGGGGTATTTTGTACAAGTGGGCGTCCTAATTGGGATTTTTCCAATTCTTGCGCCATAGGAGAGATATGAGTGCCTGGGGATGCACCTGGCTGGGAGGGGTCTTTGTACTCATACTGGTGCGCCCCGGTGTTATCTAAGAATTGCTGCACCTGAGCGCCGCCGTTAGAGACGTTCTTTTTAGCCCGTTCATCACTCATTGCAACGGCAGAGACGGCGTTGCCGACACCGGACATGACACCGCCGAGCAGGTCACCCTGAGCTTTTTGGTTACCAGCCGCGATGTTGGCGTTAGCGTTATTCATGTTGCTCTGCATGGACACGTTGTTTTGATTGAATGCGTTTTGGGCATTCATCTGGGCGGCTTGATTGTTTTGAGCAAACTGATTGTAGTTTTGGAGGGCTCCAGCCTGTTGGTTTACTTGCTGCCCTGCGATGCCGCCCATCTGGTTAAGGGCGCCTAGGGACTGGTTAGCCTGCATATTAGCGGCTTGGCCTGCGGCCTGTTGCTGGGTGTTAGCGCCCTGGCTGGCCGCTTGACGCGCTAGCATACCCGCGTTGGCACCAGTGCCGCGCTGCGAGCCCATGAGGGCGGCTTGCTGTTGGACGTTTTGGCCCGTAGCGTTGGCTAGGGCAGTTTGAGCGGGGTTAGGGCCTTGACCGGAGGCTACGTTTTGAAGTTGATTGAACACACTGGACTGGTTACCAATGCCGTTTTGGCCTTGCAATGCCTGGAGAAAGGCTTGCTGTTGGCCAAGGCCCTGTTGCGTTTGTTGTTGGGATTGCGCTAGTTGCTGGGGGTTAGTGGCGTTAGTAATGTCGGCAGCTTTAGCTTCAAAGCCTGCTCCCTTGCCACTGTCAAACATGCTAGCGATAAATGCCACGCGGAGTCCCCTTATAAGGTGGTGTAGGCAAGGGAGCCCCTTGGTCCGTAGTTTTTTAAGCTCCGGGCTGTCAGGACTCCCCTGACCCACGAAAATGCATTTTTAGGGTTAGCCGCTGAAATCATTGGCGTTTATTTATGTTGCACTGGGTAAATAGGTGATATAGAGTAGGTTTATGGGGGCAGTCTCCATAACCAAGAAAGAGGAAGTATGAGCTTTAATAACCAAGTAGTTAAGCATTTCGCTAAGTTTTACCAATACATCGTAGAGCAGGTTAAAGCTCATGGCTTTGACACCGGGGCAGCGCTCCGCTTCACCCTCGCTGGCGATGTCTTGAAAGACGGCGGCTTTGAGTTTGTTGTGCTGGTAGGCCCAAAGGACAATGAGCTTGTTATGGCTTCGGGCATGGTGTTTGAGTCTGAGGAAGGCGTCCAAGCCGCAGCTCAGGCGTTCAACTACTGGCTGGAAGCTAACAACCTCACCAAGGGCGGTGCCCGTAACCTTAAGGACTCCAAGGAGTTGACCGAGAAGGAAGAGGAAGCAGCCTTGAAGAAAGTGCTCCACTTCCCTACTAACAAGACGGTACACTAATGGTAGTGCGTCGATACGAAAAAGAGGTAGACTCCCCTACTCTAGCCACTTGGGCTAAGATGCGGGAGCTTACAGACCTTAAGATAGACTCCCTGCCAGAAGTGGGCTTCATTGTCCCAGGGCTGGCAGCGGGGTTTATCAGGAAGGTGGAGGGCGGGTACGGCTTAGTTGACGGCTACGTCACTCACCCGCTTATGCCTCCAGGTCAGAGGGACTGTGCGCTTGACTTGATAACCAAGGCGCTTATCACCTACGCGCAGGATAACGGCATTACCCATCTTATTGCACTGACTGGTGAGGAGAATATTGTTACCAGGGCGCAGAAACATGGGTATGTCCTCGGGGATTGGAAAGTCCTTATCCGACAGACTTCGAAGGCTTGAGGGTAGCGTAGCCCTTCTTAGTGCCTACTACCAGGTTGATGCCAGACATGGTGAAGCCTGCACCAGCGGGGACGCCTAGGGAAGGGTCAAACACCTCGGTGAGGGTGACTTGGAAGGCTTGGAGCTTCTGCCTGCTCAGGAATACCCTAAACTGCTCTACTGAGTCTATGCCGCCGTAGGGGGTTTCGGAGCCGTAGGGTCCGGGGGCGGAGCCATAAACTGGCGAGTAATTGTCCGGTTCAGCAAGCATTTGCTGAGCAATAGCAGGATTATAGTCATAAGCTACCCCAATCGACAACTTGTGAGGGGACAGGTAAGTACCCAACAGGTAAAAGAAATACGCCCGCTCCAAGCCCTGGAGCCCAGCGAGGTTAAACCACGCCGTAGTGAAGGACATGAGCACCGGGGAGGAGCCATCGAGGTAGGAGCCGGGGGTCTCTTGGTAGATCGCGCCTAAGCTGTTGACGTAGGTATGGAGGTTCTCGTATAGGGTGGAGGAGATGGCAGGTACGTTGCTAAACACTCCCCACTGGGAGAAGAAGTAATCGTACATCAATGTTAAGCCATTGTTAAGCGTGAAGCGCACTTGCGTGGTGCCGGGGATAACGATGGCCGAGAGCACCTCAGCCGAGTTATATGCCTCTACAGGGGCGCCTACATAGGTGGTGTTTAGGTCGCGGCCTAGGAGCCAGATGCCCTTATCTGATTGAAATATCAAGCCGTTAGGGGTGAGGACGATAGACTTAGGGTTAGTGCATCCTACCGAAGCCGCGATAAAGATGGGCTCCGAGAAGTCATTGTTAGCACCAGTGTTATCGGGGCCGTTACCTGTGATGTAGTAGGCCGCATTGGGCTTAAAGATGATGAGCTTATCATCCATGGTGGACAGGGCGGAGCACTCTCCCGTGGAGCCCTGAGCTGCCGTGGTAGGGGCTACAAAGATAGTGAACAGGTCAGACATCTCAACTGGGGTGTTTTGGATGCACTGCTTCGAAAACCAGAGCTGGTTACGGTTTTCAGCGTCAATCATCACCAGACGGGACTTGAATAGGGTAAAGTCCACCGCTGCGGGCGCTGCGATGTTTTCCACTACGCTGCCCGTGGTGTATAGGATTTGGTTACCTAGGATAGAGGCATCGGCCTGGGTGTCAGAGTAGGCGACTGAGTCCACCGTGGGGTCATTGAGGAGCGGGGAGGTGATACTGGTCACCTGGTAGTAGACTTGCTGAGCGACGCTCCAGCGGTAGATAACGATGCGGACAAGGTTGTTAGCTACCTTCTCGGTTAGGCGGAGGGTGGGGATTTGGAGGTCTACAGAGGCGGAGCCTGAGGCCACGAGGACACCGGTGGGGATGCTGGGGGCGGAGCGGTGGAGGTTACCCTGAGCGTCAGTCCACTCATATGTGACCTGGTAGTAGTATTGCTGGGCGGCCATAGAGCCCCCAGTGTCTTCTACAGCTAGGATGTCCTCAGGGAATAGGTGGAAGCCCTGCTCCACCGGCATTACGCCGTCATAGGCCCAGAGGAAGCCGCCTGTTAAGTTAAGATTAGAGCCAATCTCCACCGAGCGGGAGGGCTCTGAGTTGACTCCCCAGGATATGAGGTTAATGCCGGTCTGAGCGTAGATGCCCGCTACAGTGGTCACTCCCTGGCTCTTATTGACTGGGGTGAGGGTAGCCTTGTACATATAGCCTATATGCACCGTAGAACCGTCTACGTTGGCTTGAGGGAGGACATCGGTGGTGGGGTAGCCACCCGCGTTAGAGTAGGCCAGCTTGGCTAATACGACGCCTAATGAGTCTATAAGGAAGTAGGTCGGCTGTAAGCTCCCGCCATATGCCGCCATGAACATGATGCGGTCATTGATGGCAAACGCCTTAGAGGCCAGTGCTACGCTCCTAGCCACCACACTACTGGCACTCACAGTGCCTCCTTGAGTGCAGGTGATAAGCGAAACGAAGTCGGAGCGCACTGCAGTGGTGGGGTATACGTTCTCAGTCTGGAATAGGACGGTGAGGAGGCCATTGGAGGCGACAGAGGTGAGGCCGTTCAGTAGCGGAGCTGCTCCGCCTAGGGCTGTAGGGGCTAGGATTTGGGCTAGGGTGTTGGACGCCACGGCGGCAGTGTAGCCAATGTTGGACGAGGAGCTATGGATTGTCACCCAGATAGTGGGGGTAGGGGTGGAGAGGTCAGAGGTGACGCTAATATAGTCGGCCTCATAGGTAGCGTAGGTGGAGGTATTGGGGGTGCGGACAAGGAGGGTGCTGTCAATCCAGCCTATCACCACTGTCCCGCCAATCACCGCGCTGTCCCAAGCCAGATAGAGGCCGTTATTGGCCACATGCCCGTCGTAAGCGGCGGTTAGGGAGGAGGCGTTGGTAGCGATGTCTACAGGCGCAGCGGGGGTCTCAGGCGTTAGGCGAGGCAGCGCCATGAAGCGGAGGTGGGTAGCAGGGCCTACGGTCACTAGGTAGGTGATAACGAAGAAGCGGCCTAGGACAAACACCCTGGGCTTCGCGGCAGTGGCTTCTAGGTTAGTCATGGGCACTACGATGTTGCCTGACTGGCGGTCAATCACCTGGTATTTGGCGTTGCCGTCGCTATCCTCCCAAGTTACGCAGGCTAAGCCCTCAGCGTCGATAGCGAGGTCTTGGGCGCTTTGGGCTGAAGAGGAGCGCACCATGGGCTGTACGGTGGTCTGGATGGGGGAGAGGCCGCCCTTGTTGTACCAGGTGTCATTATCCGGGGAGTAGGCGTGGAGGCTCTCGCCGATAGCCGTTAAGCCGTCGCGGAAGGTGGTGATGGTGTTCACCGTGGGGTCATTAATCTGGGTTAGCTGCCCGTAACCATTACGCTTTTGGAGGAGGTTACCAGCGGTAAACACGGCATTACGCAGCTCCCGCATCTTGCCCGGAGGCAATTGCTTAGGGTCTGTCTTAGTTTCGACACCCTGTCCAAACGGTAGCGGTAGTGATTGCTTTTGTAGTGCCATTGTGTTATCTTTTAGTTGATGCGAAGTTTAATCATTATTCTTTTAGCTGGTTTAACTGGATGCGGAGGTCTTAATAACCCAGTACCAGACACCGTTAACGGCTTTAGAGTGCTGAAGACAGAGCTAATATGCGGTGCTACCGTCTATCTGACTGAGGAGGCTAGGTACTCTCTGGACTATTTTACTCCTGTTAAAAACCCTTACCTGCCTTCTAACGGACCTAACTTGCAGTTAACTAAAAGCTTTGACGGTTACTACCGGTATCAAAACGGCTACTACCAGCACGCTACGTGCTACGTTTTACTCTAAATCTCATACGCTAACAGCTTACAATGGGACACTACTGCGGTAGACCCTGCATTGGAGGCCGCTTGGATTGTGTAGACGTAGGTACCCGCAGCTAAGCCTGCGTCAAGATGCGCCATAGTACCTGGAGGCACCCCCGTTTGACTGCCCACCCCTAGTACGGAGGAGCTGCAAACTTCTACCCCATCCCTAAAAATAGCGAAAGTTACCGCGTTAGTACCAACTCCACCTGCAAGTCCTACATACCCTTGGCCGTTTACGGTGGTATTGGCCGAGACTAAGCTTATATAGACCGGGCGCCCTAACGTGGTGAGGGTAATAGAAAGATTAGTAACTGGAGTGAAAGAGCCGCTAGCCGTCATAAACATGCCGCTACTAGCGCTAATAGCTACCTCTCCTGCCGCCGCAGGGTTATTAACAGGGCGGGGGGCAAGTTTGGCCTGAGTGACCGCCTCATCCTCAATCTTAGCTGTGGTGACATTCTGGTCAGTGATGTCTGTCGTAACTACGGTATTAACTACGCCCGTGGCCAAGTTACCGCTCGCGTCAAGAGAGAGCACCTTAGCGGCAACGGGCAGCGTAGGCAGGGTGATGGTGGTGTTACTGCCCATAGCCGCAGGAGGCTGGAGGGTGAGGCTGTTGGAGCCCGCAGAGAGGTTACGGAGCACTAGGGCGGCTAGGTCCATGTTGGCGGGGGTGTTAGCGGCAGACTGCCATACAAACGTGCTTTGGCCTGCCACGTAGGTAGCCGACGCTGGGGACACCAGGTTAGCGATAGAGCCGGGGGTACCTGCTACGGCGCCGCTCTGCGTAATCTGGATTTGGTTACCGTTGCCGTCATTGTAGAACAGGTCTACACCAGAGACGTAGATACAGCCCAGGTCAGAAGCGAGGGCCAAAGGGCTACCCTGAGGGCTAAACCTAGCGCTACGAGCTGCCGTGAGGTTATTCCCGCCCATCGGGAGGTCAGCATTGATGTTGAGGGCGTTCGGGGTGATGGGGACACCGGAGCCAGCGACGTGGGAGTGGCCGTCAAGGATTGTTAAGCAAGAGTTAAGGAGTGTTGCCCAGTCCGGCCCAGGTGCTACACCTACGGCTGGCACTGGAAGCGACATGTTGGGGCTGTTATTAAAATCTGCCATACTAGAATACCCAGAGCGACACTACAGCCGCCGCGTTGCTATTGAGCACCAGGGTTAGCTGGGGCCGTTGGTTAGTAGCCTGCTTATCGTATACCTGCGCAGCCGCGTCAATGCGCGTAATCATCCAGCCCTGGAGCTTACGTCCTAGCAGGTGGTCAAGGGTGTTGTCTCCTACCTGGAGCTGTACGCCCTCCATTAGGCGGCCTTGGATGAGGGGGTTACGGAGCACTGGGTTGAGCGCTTGAGCCCAGCTATTCTGAAGTAGCTGGAGGATAGGGTCATCCGCACCTTGAAACTGAGGGAGTTGCTGAACAGCCATTACCAGCCTCCCTTTGGCCCAGACCCCCACCCATCGCCCATGCCCCAAGGGCCGGTAGCGCTGCGAGTGTCGGTAATGGTGTCTGGCTGCCCTGCGTCCCTATTAGGAGCCGTGCCGGTGATGCGCTTAATCATCTCAGCCTTCTGCAAAGCTAGGATGCTTACATCGCTTTCTTCCTTCTGTAACGCCTTAATGGCCGCGTCAATGACCAGATACTCCCACCAGCCGGAGATGCCTGCCGTGGTGATGTCCGAGTCCTTAAGGAGCATGGTCATTCGGGGAATGTACCAGAGGCGGATAGGCTGGTTAGCACTGGGGGTAGGGATAAAGACAAGCTCATTGCCCACCAGGCGGTATTGCATGTTGAATACGCCGTAGATGGTGGAGGCTGAGTTGGGGTAGAGGAAGCGGTTACGGTCAATGAAGTTGAAACGCTTTACCGTGACATATGCGTTATTGGTCGTATTGATGCCGAGGTCCACCCCGAGTAGCTTGTAGAAAGCAGGAGCGCCGTTAAAATTGACGCCGTTAGGTAGAGCGTATCTATAAGTTGTGCCGTTTGTTGTGAACGTGACAGGCTCCGCCGCAAAGTATTCTTCTCCATAAAGCGTGATGAGCAGGTCATACAGCTCGTACATGCTTTGGTTAATCATTTGATTCCACTCAGTTTTTGATACAAACTGAGAGTTGACGCGGTCGGCGCGTTGCTGAGCGTTTAATCTGATTTGGCCCAGGGATGCCTCACCGTTAGGAGTGGGTACCACCGATTGGGCGATGGTGTAGGGGGAGGTGCCATCCGTATTGGTAGCGGCGACCTTGTACCAGTATTGGTTACCCGAGGTAACCGTGGTGTCTAGGTAGTCATTGAGGGTAGGAGAGGAGATAAGGGCAAAAGTTACCCCATCAGTGCTGCGTTGCACCTGGTATGAGGTGGCTCCCGGCATAATGTCCCAGCTAAGATAGGCTTGGGTATTAGCGGTCTGGAGCGTGAAGTTGGATGGGATAGCTGGAATAGCCATTAAGCTCCTGTGACAAGTTATGACCCAGGGGAGTACACTGTGTAC